GTTGGTTCTGATGGATTGATGATAGAAAGCGCATTGGCTCCTGCAGGTACAGTTGAAATATCTGTAATCAGAGCAATAGTATTTGCTGAACGTGGGCGGAAGTCATACTGATCGCGAAGATCATAGTATGTTCCACTCGTACCAAGAATCTCTGGGATCTCCATAGTGTGCACATTCGCCTGTGCTGAAAGTGCAGCAAAATCTAAAGTATCTGTGACACTATATGAAGTAATTGTCTTCACACTTGCTGAACCGCCAGTAAATACGTCATACTGTACTAGAAGAACATCGTTGGATCCAAGTGTAGTTGCACGTGGCTTTCTGTATAGATACGATGTATCTAGATAGTCTTCCTTCTGATTGGTGTCAAGATAAAAATCATTAGTAACATCTGCCACACCATATGTGTTACCATTAAAGAATATTGGCTGTCCGGTAAGTGTGTGATTCTCTGATGTAGCCGATGCAGTAAGTGCTAGATTTGCACCTCCACGTGTAGAGGCCAAAGCCGTACCGAGAGTATTGGCATACACTGCATAGTATGTAGTACCATTGGTAAGACCGGTGATACCTGATGTCATACCAGTATTTGAATAGACTACCGAGTCGCCGTTGGCAAATACATTATTAGGAAGACTAACGAATGAACTAACAACCCCAGTATTAGCATTGAATGTCTTGGCTACAGATGCACCATTTGCCTGATATACTTTTCTCAGACGGAACCCATCTGATAATCCTAATACCCATGGACCGCGAACACTGCCGGCGTTATTTGAACAGACAAGGCGTGTATAAACAAAACGTGTTGCTGACTTAACTTCAGAAGACACCCCGGTTCTTGTAGCATTATATGTAACCATAACGTTAGCAGAGGAAGACGAGTTGCCGGTGTTAGAAATATTGCTACCAAGATATACTGTCATTACTTGGCTATTTGATGTGCTTACGTTTGCCCACCGTGTTGCTTTGCCAGTCAGCGAGATAGGTACATTCTTAGGGAAGTACAATGTAGCACTACCCCCTGTGTATGTCTGACCTGCACCTGATGTAAGAACCAATGTGGTATTGCTTGTTACCTGCGCAACCTGCTTAATTACAACTGTTCCATTGATCGAGTTGGCGAATCGTACAAAGTCTCCAGCAGTAAATGTAGCATAAAGATTTGCACCAGTTGCTGCAACAATCGTATTTGCTGTAGTACCAGCACCAATGGAGATAGTACCTGTTATTGGCGCAGAAGATTGATAATTTTCTTTTGGAACGACAAGAAGGTCTCTTTCAGCCGATGTACTTAGTACACCAGTATATGGGAAAATAATATTTGACCCAAGGTCTAATGTGATATAACCAGAAGTATTGGCAATTTCTGCTTCATTTGTTGTTCTATACGTATATGAAATATTTGAAACAGCTTTCATAGCAGGAACTGAATTATATAGTAGTGAACTGCCTGATGAATCTTCAAGGATTGCAGTGCCTGCATCGCTTAGTACTACATCAGCAATACCGCCATTAGTTCCATCATAAAATACTGAACGGACTGTCCCAAAGTTTTGACCGCTATTCATTACTACATCAAACAGATACAGTCTGTACACAGCGTTGGCTGTGCCGGGTTCGCCTGACTCTAAAGCCAATGAGCGCATGCGGGCTTCACCAATCTTAGTAGCAGGCGATGTAATTGTATTACCTGCAGATGATGTGATGTATGTTACCGCGGACGAGTGGAGTTCAATCAGACCGCCGATGTTAAATGCAAAGTTACCACCGACTTCTTTTACACGAACGTAGTTGCCATAACCAAGGCGGATTCTAGCATTTGTGTTTGTAGCCGTGGCAATACCCTTAGCTACGTTTGCACGGTATTGATCTGTCTCTACACGATATCCATTGATATATGCTTTACCCGGATCAATATTGATCTTGAATGCTGTTGCTGTCTGAGAGAATGTCGTAGAATCTCTTGTCGAGACAATGAACTGATCTAGTACATAGTTACCAGATTCTTCATATGTTCTCTTGGCCATCTCATCGCCGATGACATTATATACCGTGCTTTGATTCTGCTTGTAAGGGCGGCCATCTGCAAACTCGATAATTGGCAGGAAGTCGGTGTTGGCATCTGCAACATCTTTGTCAAGAACAATAAGTTCAGGAGTTAGTTTAAGACGATCTGCACCTGGAGCTGCATAGTTATATGTACCAGTTGCATTATCAAGTAGAGACGTATCTTCATTGCTGTCAATAATATCTTCAGCTGTATAGAACCCAACCGACTTGTTGAAGTCTGTATTCGAATACTTGTTTACGACTACTAGTTGTGGAGATACTCTTGAGAAGAATCCCTTCTGATAGATAGTACCTTCATCAACGGTGACACCATATCCTGTACCGACTGGTATGAGCATCGAATTGGCAACCGAGATTGTTGCCATGTAGTTAAGAGCCGTAACATCCAAAACACCAATTTGAACATCAGTGAGAGAAGATGTTGTTTGTTTCATTACTGTTACGTGTGGAGTCACGTAGTAACCTGTTCCGCCACCTGTAACTGAGATGGATGTTACTTTACCGAGACCGTCAGTTACTAGAGATCCGGTTGCACCGCTACCAATAACAGCTACAACACTTGCGATATTGGCTGTCGTTGCATTCTTAACACTATCACCGCCAGATACACGCCATTTAATTGTATTTGCAGTTAGAAGATCTGTAGCAAGTGGCTTGACCTTAAGGATAAGAACTTGAGTATTTGTGACTGCATCTGTTGAAATAATTGTTAGATTTGCAACACCGTTCTGAATGATCTGGCCGGAAACCCATGCATTTAATGGGAATGTAGTACCGCCAGTTGTGTTCTGTACAGCGAGTGCAGAAACAATGACAACACCATCATTATTACTGATTAACGATGAACCATTGTTTACAAGTGTCTTAAATATAGGATACTGTTGACTGAATACTGTGAGATTTTCACCAGCCGCGTATGATGCCGTATTCGAATTAGAACCCGAAGAGTTATACTTAACATAAAGTGTATTAAGATCAGGAGAGCGTGACTCAAACCCTGCTACTGTCTTGACAATATAACCTGTAAGATTTGCGCTATTACGAACCGACATACCTTCGTATGCTGTAACAGAAATCTGAGTTCCGTCTGTTTCAGTGTCCTTGACCTTTACATAAGGAAGAACTGAGTGACGGACAATATTACAACCTTCAATAATCGTACCGCGCTTGAAGATATTATCACCAAACTTCTCAACTTGGTTCTGCAAGATTGTTTGAAGTTGATTTAGCTCGCGAGCCTGAACTGCCACACCAGGCTTGAAAAGAATACGATAGAAATTCTTCGTCGGATCGTAGTCGTCGTAGTATGGAAATACATTTAGGTCTGTTTGCAGAGCCATTTAATTAAAACTCCAAGATTATTTTTATAATTTCTGATTTGTTGCCAGCTCGAGTAATAGCATCTAAGTTTTCAATATATAATACTTGACCACTGCCAACAACAAAGTCTCCAGGGTATTTATTCGTTAAATTTTGTAGTTGAGCACCAGAAGTTAAACCAATAATTGGTCTCACGCCGTCTGGATCTAAGTTAAACGTACTAAACTTATTGCTAATGTACATTGTATCATTGTTGTCTCCGCCAAATAGAGCTATACTGTGGAAAGCCCCTGCGGCTTGCGCATATGATACCAATCCGGCCTGTTGAATTTTTTCATCTTCATTAAAAGTTTCTGCACCGGCCGGGAAGGTGCCTAATAGTCTTGTAAGTTGTGTTGGCGTTACAAATCCGGATGCTGCTATATCATTTACTTGAATCGTCGGAGTAATATTAGTTGTTGCAATAACGCTTGTCACATTTGATGTAAGACCAATAACTCTTGATCCTTCAGTAAAGATGCCTGCAACATTTGAAAGAGTTATTTGCCCAGCGCTTATAGAGGTAATTTTGCCTGATGCTTGTAGAACAAGGGCTGAGATATCACAATCAATTGCTGTAAACAATGCACTGGTTGTAGCAGTTATTTGGTAATCTTGTGGAACATTACTTACAGTAGAAAGGAAAATGCTACTTCCATTTGTGACTAGAACATAATCACCTGTCGAGAAGGCATCTTTGAATATAGGTGTCTGCGGATTAGCAAAGGAAGGTATTAATTGAGCAGCACTTCCAGTAGTAGCATTTACTTGAAGTACAGGAAGACTTGTATAATTGTTACCTTGATTTGATACAGTCACTGCAGTGACAACATTTGCTGTTAATGTAACGGTTGCAGCAAACCCAGATCCATCTGTTAAATCGTTATTTGAAAACACAGTTGCATCGGTAGAATAACTAGAACCACCATTAGCAATTGCAACAGATAGTGAAATACGTCCTTGATCTGTCTTTTTGATTACATTACTATTAGCAGTGACACTTACATTTCCATGTAATTTAAGTTGTTTAAACTGACGGATCGTATCTCCAATTTTAAAACTGCCGCCAATCGTTGCAGCAGTGTTCAGTATAAGATCTACATTAGTATAAAGTGGATTCTTAATAAGTCCGACCTGCCTAAAGTCGTTCGATGTAGAAATTCTGCTGCCTTCGCTATTAATAAATTTGGTACTAACACAAATTCTCTTAGCACCAAATTCAGAAATTGGATCGAAGCCGTGCCCACCAGGAGGAGAAATGATTGGTTGTAGCACTGCTACTTGGAAAGAAGCTGCGCTAGATACCGTTACAGGCAAATCAATAAATACACTATCGATTGTGATAGGAATAGTGTCGGTTGTTTCACCGGCATACGATTCACCGTAACGATAGTTTGCACCAACCTTAAGCATCTCGATTTCAATAATACTATTCGATGATGTACTACCAATAATAGCTCTTCCTTCGGCTGCTACTGTCTCTGTTCCATCACCCCAAACATAAACATATGGATATACTTCATACGTATCACCAGCTGCCGGCGTAGTTGTAAATGCGCTATCAAGCAGAAAGATCTTTTGACCACCAACACCACGATAATCAATAATACGACGATGTTGTCCTGCAGCACCTGATGTAGAAGTTTTGATTTTAATTACGCCACCACGATAGTAGTCATCTTCGGCTACTGCTGTATCCGGTGCACCATATATTGTGTTATCGCCGCCTACACTGAGATCCGTTGTTCTGAAGGTTCCATTATCGATATAGTTATCGTAACCACGGCCGCCTTCGATAATATCAATAATCTCGACTGCCCCCGGAATGGCCGCTGCCTGAATAGCAGAATTTGCAATAACTGGAATATAACTTGTTGTAGCAAACTTTTCATATTGTGTTTTGGTAATACTATACATGTATTTCCAAATATATTCATCTCCAAGCGGAGTTGCCGATATAAACTTTCCATATGGTGAAACAGTAGAATTGACAGTTACGCTTGAGTTGCTTGCATTGAATAGGCACTTGTAGACATTAAATTCGGTTGAGTCATCTACAACGGTATAGAAATTCTTGTCGTATAGATCGCCATCTGTGTGGTCATACTTGTGGAAAAAAGTATTCGAAGTCCACAGATACTTAGAAATTGTGTGAACAACATCACTAGATGTGACCCTTTTAGCAAAGATCATGTTATCATAGACATCTAGATTTGTTGATTTAAGACTATTATCAGGAGTTGTCAGATTAGCATCACTTCCAGGGTATGGAGTGTGTTTACCTGCAAAGATAAAATAGTCATTATTGGCAAAAGAATCGACAAAGCTCGCCGCACTTTCAACATTAAAATTGGTTGTTACGAGTTTCTGAGTAACTGACATTTATTCCTCGATTGTCTTTGTCAAATAGTGTCCTGTTGTATCAGGAGCACTAGCTGTTCCATTTGCTGTTATATTTATCACCGATGCACCGTTACTGAACATAGATAATTTTACAGTTGTTGATGTTGTTCCTACAACAAAATATAGTGCATTGTTTGATAATGCTCGTCTATTGAAACCATGGAAACCTGCCGGAGTTACACCAGTAACAGTAATGGGTGTTCCTCTGATTGTAGCAGAGACTTTAATACCAGTAGAGTTTGCAAATACTACATAATAGTAATTACCATCTGTAAGACCTCCAACTGGATCGCCACCACCAGCATTTAAGTACTGAACATAATCATCTATGACAACGGTTGAATATTGATATGTTGAGTTACTTCTGCCAATTGGCGGTCTTCCTAAGAAATCGCTGCCTGATACATTTGCACTAATTCCAAATCCACCGTAGTTTGCAGTCAGCGCGGAGTTTCCAGTATCGGTAGTATATCTTACTAGATCACCATTTGCAAACGGATTGTTTGTGCCAGTATCAATTGTTTCATTGGTGTTATTGACATTTGTGTCAGATCTGAATTGAATCTCCTGACCTGTAGAGATTGCTGATAACGTAACTGGCAATGAATCTTCTTCGACAATCAATGCAGATCCAAAGAACTTAGTTCCAGCAGTGTGCATGACTTTCTTGAACATGTCAGCATAGCGATCTACAGAGATCTTAGACAGAATCTCATATGAATATTCTTGATAGTAGTCACCGTCATGGATGTACATGTCTTCCGAGATGAATCCCTTCGAGCTTCTGTAATATCCTTTACCGATACCGTGCCCGTCAACAACAACTTTAATTGTACCAGATCTTGCACCATCTTCTGATGTGTATTGAATAACATCACCATTCGAATACCCGATACCAGAGTCAACAACCTGGAATGAAGTAACTTGACCATTGGCAGTAATAACGTTTGCTTCAATAACAGCATTCAAACCAATCGGATATATCAGCTTAGGATCTTCGGCTACTGCTGTTATGTTTGCGGTCAAACCAGACAAATCGCCTCTTAAAAGATTATTTGCTGCAAATGTATTTTCGAATGTAAGTCTCTTGACTGATACAGATGTAGTATTTGCAGACTTTACAAGTCCTTTGGCAGTAGATAATGCCTGATATTCTACAAAACTCTCTATGTTTGCAGTAACATATGGGTTAGTATATGAGTTGAGAACATTCGCTGTAAGCACTCCAGTATTACCAGATATTCTCACATATCCATTTGCCCCGATTGTATAGATTGACTGCACTGTAGCATTCACTATAGGTGAACTATTGACATATAGACGATCCCCAGGAAGGAATCCAGGAACCGTAGAGAAGTTATGTGTTTCTGTACTTCCTGCAGCGGTGATATCAATATTAGCGCCGGCAATTGTATTCGAAAGTTTGAAACCTACAGTATTAGCACTAACGATATAATACGCAGTGTTATTTGCCAGCCCAGCAATTACAGTATTTGATGTTGGTACTCTATACAGAACACGTTGGTTGTTTGCAAATTCATTTGCATACTTGACAAGATTGTGACCATTGTAAGCAGCATTATAGTATCTTATGAAGTGACCAGAGTCCCCTGGATTCAGTGCAGTGATATCAACATTGCCGCCTCCTGATGTCAATGAAAGGGCAAGACCACTAGTATTTGCATAACGTACATAGTACAATGTGTTATTTGATAGGCCTATGACCGGGGTGCTTCCTGTTGATGTAATGTATCTTATCTGATCGCCATTTGCAAGATATGTATCAGCGCTTGCAATATTAATAAAATCGATTGCTCCATTTACAGCAGTATTAGAGTTAAATGATACTACATTGGCAGACTGGGTAATATTTACATTAGAACCAGTAGGTGTTGCTTTTAATGTAATGCCAGTTGAATTTGAAAGTGCTACATAATAGAATGCATTATTAGACAATCCAGTTAGCACAGTATTACTTGCATCTGCGTAATAACGAACATATGTATTGGATGGATAAAAGAATTCTGCATTTGCTAATGCAATAAACTCAGTATTGGAATTGACATCATCAGATGCATTGAATGTTACCGAGTTTGATGTGTACAGAATAAAGTCGTTGCTACTTTGAATTTCATTTTTGGTATCAATTGATACGTTCTTTTCATTGTATGTGTTGCTATAGGCACCATTATCAACCTTAAGATCGTAGTATATAAGATTGGCAAGTGTCTGATTGACCTTCTCGCCTATGGCGAAGACACCCGTAGCATCCTTGATACTGATGATAAAGTCTTTGCGGCCGAATGCCGATATATATGGTTGGTATGCAAGAACATATGGATCTACATTGTAACCTGAACCAGGATCGACACCAGAAAGTGATCCAATAGAACCGATAGTAAACTGATCAAACGTCAGACATGAGTAGATTGTATTCTTGACATCACCCTGTGGGTTTTTAGGGAAGCCGAATGCCGCTGCAGAAATAGCCAGAGGCATATATGCCTGGTTTGCTTGTGAAATTGTAGCATAAACAGTTGTTGCATTAATTGCAGTATTTGTAGATGTACCATACTTAAAGATATTGCTATTGGCATATACCGTAGTACTTACCGTGCCACCACTGATACTGAAGAGATTATGATTATCCTTAGTACTAATAACACCAGCCGTAACTTCGAATACAGTTCCATGTGCCAACTTATAGAAATAGTGTCCGGTTTCAGTTACCTTATTATTAGCAAATGCTGAATAGTTAAAAGTGTTGATCTGATCTTGTGTATTATATGGATATGATAGAATTAGACCAGAGGTGTTTGCAAACGAAACATAGTAGTATCCATCGGTGACTAGCCCATTTAATGCTGTATTCCCAGTATCAACTTCATATCTGATTATTTCGCCGGCTATGAATTTAGAGTTTGCAGTCGGGATTGTAAAGAATCCAGATATTGCATTTACTGAGGTGTTAGAGTTGAATGCAATTTTATTGACAGTCTGATATGCTCTATCGCCTGAAGCAAATCCAGTACTTGATGCAACCGTAAGAGTTACACGATCATAATCAGTTGTCTTAGATCCATTGGCAGCAAGAAGATCAGTACCAATGAATATGGTTTCAGTATCACCAAGTGTTCCTACATTAAACTGCGCACCTGAACCGAAACTAGTAGATACAAGAGTAGCAATTGAATTCGTTGTCTGTGTAAAAATTCTTGCATAAGGTGATGCAGTATAGTCGCCGCCAGTGACGTTAGATGAGTATGTTACAATAGTAGCAACCGATGTATTAGCATCGGTATATAGCTTTTCTGTCTCGGTAAAGTAACCACTAATAGGAGCAAATGTAAGATTGCCTGTTGCACTACCTGAATCATGTGATACGGTCAACAATAGACCTTCTGCAACCTTTTGACCAACAGAGTTGTATCTATAGATTCTTTTGCTGTCAGTTATCAGGTTATTGTTAGCAGCAGAGTATTTGATTGTATTAATATTCTTTTGAATATTATAAACACCGGCTGTTAGATTGACATTTGTAACATTCGCTGAGATACTAGAGTTACTAGATACTTCAAGACGCTGACCAACTACAAATGATCCATGTGCATCTTCAATAGTAATCGTGTTTCCACTATCGGCAAGTATTACATCTTGGATCTTTCCATAACCAACTACTGCTGAAGTGTTCTTATAAAATATGTCTTGCCCTACTTCAAGTGTACCAACTTGATCGGCAATTGAAACTGTATACATCTGCGGTATACCCATGATTGTACCATAGATCGCAGCATCTTGAACGGTATTAGCATAGAACGATACAGCATTTGATGTTGTATAGTATGTCGCAGTGTTGGTGAATACACCGTTGACATGTGAAATAACAATGGTGCCATTTGCACCGGTCTGTGTCAGGCTAATAACCTTGCCTGCGCTGGATACACTACCTGAACCTGAATATCTGAATAAAGTATCACCCACTGCAAGATTGGCTGATGCACTTGTAAATGTAGTACTGATAAGCGGTTCAATTGCTTTATCGAATAGTTTGAAATAATCACGGCCACCATTATTTACTGAGATGCTTTCGAGAGATAGAACCTTTTCAGATACAATCGATTGGGTACCGGTAGTATAACCATAACCGCCATCAATAAAGATAAAGTCAACAATACCAGATGCTTCACTGACAGACTCTACACGAGCAAGTCCGCCCGTACCATTTGTAGTTCCCTCGAATGTAACAATATCACCAACTTTAAAATTGCGGCTACGGTCTTGAATAATAACTCTGTTGACCGAGCCAATAAGCTGTGCTCTCTTTGCTCTATCAAAGGTTGGTGTATTATTGATATTTAGACCAATAACCTCACCGTTTCTGAATGCACCTTGAATCCCACTGATGTATAGTAGATCGATATAACCGGCAGAGGTACGACGACGAATAAATCTTTCGACAAATGCCTTTGCGCCTGATATGGCACCGATAACCTGCTTACCGACATAGTCTATATTATAGCGACTGTGTGTGACTTCTAAATATAAAGGCTTTTCCCAGATGCCATCAGATACGCGAAGAATATTCTCAGCTGGGTAACGAACCTCTGCAGATGTACCATACACCAATTTGAAGAATAGATCGATTGAACGCTCTGTTCCCTTTGAGCGATATAGATCCAACGAGTTCTTGACAAGTAATTTTTTATTCGTTGCAGTATCAAACTGGATATTCTTAAGATACTTTTCTTTGAATTGGACAATGAACTCATCCATTGTAGTATCGATATCTCTATAGTCTGGCAGTCTGCGAGCGTGGTAGATAACGTTATTTGCAGTTTCTAACCACTCGTAGTATGCCTTAGCAAAGGCAATAAACTGTGGTCCCTCTTCCTTATAGAAAGAAGGAAATTGATTCTCTATGAGAGGAGAAATGATCGATTCTATTTTCTTCATTATTCTCTGATCTGCTCAATTGTGATATTGACATCTGGCTCAATGATATTTAGTATAACATTCTGGATAGCTGTAATATCACGTGATCTTGGAACACCATAAATTTTAAGTGATGTGCCAGTATAATTTTGTACTATGAAGTTAGTCAGTCTAACTATACCTGTATCATAATCAACTGTTCCGATGTCGATAATCTTTTTGTGGTTGGCACCGACCGGTGTAACGATTCTTACTAGACCATCACCGTTATCCTCGAGTACGCAGTTCTGAATTCCAGAGTACGTGAATGCTGATGATGCAATTCCATGGACGTCGATAATAGGATGTTCATCGCTAAGAAGTGGAATTTCTTGGGTCAACGCGTTCTTGAAATCAATCGTTAGGTTTAATGATGTGTTCAGTTCCGGAGTAAGATACTTTACAAGATTGATATCTGTTTCGTTACTGACAATACTAGAATCTGTACCATCGATCGCCTGCACAAGTTTAGAATATCTAAACGTTTTTGTGAAACTGTTGAGGTATGTTGAAGCGTAGTTCAGAATAGTGTCGATCACATACGTACGAATGTCTTCAGGATTTAATCCTGTTAGATTGATATTGTAACGTACAATGCTTTCAACATTTAGATATGTATAGTCAGGAGTGATAAAGATCGGTTCCATTGCAACAGATGAACGCGAACGCAGGAATCTTTTGTACTCATCTTCCTTGATCTTTGGAAGACCATCAACATCAGTAAGATCTATTGAAACAAAGATACGACCATACTGTGGAGGATTCGCATCCTCGCCGCCATAAGCTGTAACAGCATTAATCTCAGGATAGTTAGCTTTAAGTAGATTCTGATAATCTTCTGCAGTAATTGCACGTTCCTGAGTCGTAAATGCTCTAGGCGCATTGAACTTGATTGAGTTCAGATCCTCTGCAACGGCACCGTCTGCAGCTGCAGTAATAGTATTGATAACTACATTTGGTTCATTATCAATACGACCCGAGTTGATAAATCTGAACGCACCATTAGGAAGTTCACCATTTGATACACGGTACTCGATGATAACGATCGAGTTGTTCTTTGGTTTACGTCCTACTACACCGTCACCGAACACTACTTCATACGTGTCACCAACGCCTGGCTGGAGGAAGAATACCTTCGATGTCTCGTTAGACGAGAACAGAGATGTTGCACGTGAGTACTCTAGAGTAGTCGACCCGTTATCCTCGAGGATAGTAACAGCAACACTTGAGATATCGACGTTCTTATTGTTGATCTTAAAGATGAGTGGGTTATTATAGTTTACAGCATACGTATCACTTAGGTAGTTTCCTTCGTAGATGGTGATACTATCACTTACAAATGCGCCACTTACTTTATTAGTGATTACCATATTTTCGGTTGTGGTGAATGTATAGGTATAATCATCAACACGTGAGATGAATCCCGTACCCTTTGGAATAACGATTGAGTTCTTATTTGGATCTGTAGGAGTGATTGTTAGTTGAATAACAGCCTTAGCAGATGTGAATGATCTAGGAAGATAGTTCAACTCCTTGGCATGAGAGATTACGCTATCACGCAATCTTGCCGAGTCTAGGAACATTTCATTGCTGACCATATTCATATAGAAAGCATTTTGATATGTATTGTACGCAAGAACGTCTAACAATACAGACAGGTTACTGCCATTAAAGTCATAATCCTTAAACTCTTCCTGCTCAGTCAGGTAGGTCTTTAGAGAAGCTTTGTATTCATTGAAATCAAGACTAGTAAGTGATATACTTGAATTTGCCATTTATCTTGCTCTATAAAGTGTTAAATTGAGTAGTATAGGATTTACACTATTTATTACTTCAAAATAGATGTATATGTCATACGCGTGCCGTGATTCGTTTGCTTGAACTATGATATCAATGATTCTTGCCCTTGGTTCATACGTATCAACAGTTTCCTGAATAGACTTCTTAATCTCCATGGAGATTATATCTGACATGTTTTCAAATAGGAGACTTTTGATTCTGCAACCAATCTCCGGTTGGAACATCCTATCATACTTTTCAGTAAGTATTAGATTACGAATAGAACGTTTAACCGATTCTTCATTAGTATACTTAGCCAATCGCTTGTTCTGTGGATGCACATTAAAGTTCGTATAGAAGTCACTATAAAATGGCTTCTTCTCAGAAGCTTTTTCTGTTCTAGTAATCTTATCGATTCTTGTGATATCTACCATCTAAGACTCTTTACTTTTATTTATTCGATGTATCTGACTTCGACACAGGAAGGCAGCGCTGCTTCTATTAAAAAACTCATGTTAAAGATTGGAGGCAAAATCACGTTTAGTACATCACATTCAGTCAATGGATTCTTGCCTGAAAGAAAGTCTGCTACCTGACTGATGATCTTTAGAATCTTGCCAACAATAGGAAACTGTTTTAAAATATATCCAGGTGCCTTGACTAAGATCTCATTAATTTTGATAATGATTCCACCCCTGAAGAATCTTCTTGCCTTCTGGATGAATTCTTTGAATGCATCTTCAATGTCATGGAATACCATGGCCTTCATACGAATATCAGTTGTATTAGGATCGATACCCAATAGATCGCCAACCGTGCCAAGCAATGGGATCTGAATGCCTAGAATCTTATCGATTGCCTCCTGCATTAATTCTTCGCCAAGATCCTCAAGTGCCTTACCAGACAATACGTCCTCCTTGGCCTGTTTGATCTTGGCTTTGTACTCGGCGACTAATATGTCAAATGCCTCTTCAACAGTAATAGTAGGATCGATCGATGCCATGACCAGTGTATAGATTGGCTTTCCGATAATAGGAATACTTTTTATTACATTTGCAATAGCTTCGGCAATACTTCCAATGAAGTCATTGATAAGTTGGCTGAACCAGTTCTTTACTTTGTGCCATGTTTCTTCAACTTCAAGATCTGGTGATTTAATTCCTAGACTTCCATCATACGTAGATTCAATACCGAGGAATTTCTTTACTTCTTCAATATCATTCTTAATCGCTAACTTTACTTTTCTTTGTCCACTCTTAGTGAATAGATCGGCGATCACAGGATCGTATTCATATGATGAACCATCTATATCAATAAGAATTGCAGTTCCAATGAATGGAATAGGAATCATGAATGGATTTGGTATGCCGAGAATGCCAATCAGTTCAAGTAGAATATCGACAATCTTCTTTTTAAAGAATTCTTCGATGTCTTTGCCGAGTTCACGAGCACGATACTTAAGTTCTAGTTCCTTTGATTTAATCTGACCTAATGGATCGGTTGTAATACCTTCAATTATTTTAACGATTTCATCAATAGCAACAATGGCTGCGGTTATAGCAATACCACACTTATCATCCAGACTCAGACCATTGGCCGATAGACTCAGACGACCCATCGTTCTGCCAATATTCTTAAAATATGCGTCTAAGTCTTTTTTGCTGATTTTTCCATCTGACCCACAATCTAACTTATGGATCTTAGGAATCTCTAACAGAATTGACATTAACCATTAAGTCCGATTACAACACCGCGAATATTAATCACACCGGTTTTTGAAACTAGATTGAGATCGCCATTCGACTTGATCTCAATGTTCCCCTCATTAGCTACGATCTGTAGATCACCCTTAACGACACTAATAGCATGATCATTCATAGTAACACTTGTCGAGTCATTCATAGACTTGGTTATAATTGTACCGTCTGGAAAGATCTCTACATATGATCCGGACTTATGATAGATGTGAATACGTTCGGCCTTTGGTGTATCATCTAGTTCTAGAACATGGCCGCCTTCTGTAGTGATTGTTTTATTA